ATAATCACCATTACATTTTGCAATTATGGTGCCACTTTTGTCAAAACCAATTGTTGAATCTACTGTTATAACAGATGAATTAGCATCAACATCATTAATAAGTCTAGTTTTTGGAGAAATGGTAAAAATACCATCAAAAAATTCTACATCATCATATCCAACAAACAAAGACATTTTATAATAAGTTTTATAACCTGTCTCAACATAAAGATCATTGCCATCATCATCAACAGATGACAAAACTCCTGGTCTAGTAAAAACTTCTACCTCAGAGACAGATGCTCTAATAGTATCATCACTAAAATTAAAAACAGTTTGTCCGACTAAACCATTTGGATCTCCAGAGATAATCTCTGTAATTAATACTTGTCTTCTTAAAAATTTTGCTGAAGATGGTTTTGTTAGGAATTGTTCTAGATCAATTACTTTTGGATTTATGCCATATAAAACATTAAATAGAATTCTAAAAGATTCTTCCGTTCCCTTTGCTTGATAGAAACTTCTTGCCTCTTTAATAAAATTATTAACGTTTAAATCTGATACAAAATCAACATTCTCAAGACCAGGTGTAAGTAAATATTTTATTTTTTTATAAAATTCTTGTAAAAATAAGACACTTAGATTCTGAACAACAGTTTCTCCATTACTATGAGGAGATCTTTCGGTGTCTTCGAAAACTAATTCTTCACTATTGATATTTGTTTTATAATTTGTAATTCCACTAAATCCTCTGACACAACCAGTAAAACTACTGGTTGTAATACCGGTATATGTAATGATTTCACCGTTAATTTTTAATAAACCATATTGCTCTGGAAATCCTTTAGTTGTTTCTACATGAATAGTTGTGTCGGTTGAAGAAACATCATTTGTTAATTTTGTTTCTCCTTTAATAACTTCCTGTGTTAAATTATCTAATTTCAAATACTGATCAAGATTCTCTATAATATCAGATGGTCCACCCTGATATTCTTGAGAAATGTAATATTGTTTTAAAAAATCTACTGCTTTTGGACTGTCCGATCTAATAAATTCTGGAACTTGATTTTCAATTATTTGCTGAACTTTTACTCTTTGTTCAAAACCAGTTTTGATCATCTTATACCCTCTTTAGTTCTCCATTTAAGTAGCTAGATGTAACCTTATATCCGACACCAGATATTTGTTCACCAGATGAAATAGTGTCTTTAACCATATTTATCTCACTCTTATCGATCGAAAGATACAAATACAAATCTTTCAAACCAATAACATCATTTGATTCTGGGAATGCCTGAACTTCAATAACATTATTTGCAGATACTGTAGAAGTAATATTGACCGTATTAATCATAATTTCACCAGTAACATAATTTACTGTGCCAGCAGACTTTGTTACGATAGTATATGGCAAATCTTCAGTGGGAACATCTGTAACAATTGCTAGTATTCCTTTTCCACTATCGTCTAATGTTCCATCACTCTTTTTATTTGGAATATCAGTAAAATAAAGAGTTGATGCATTACCTTCAACAGTAAATCCTGTGCTCTTAATATTAAAACCTTGGGGGTTTATGTGAAACCGGTTTCCGAAACACAACTCATAAGTAGCAAATTTATTAATTGCTGGTTTTAAGTTTCTTCTTATGATTACCTTAGTAATGTTCGAAGTAATGGCATTATCTACATTATCAATTATTTGCCCAACTTTACTATACTTAAATCTTCCACCAAAATTATTAATGTTTGATGAGGAATATGTATTTAATGCTGATATGATATTAGATTTTAAATTATCAATTTGTGAAACTTGAGAAGCGTTATAGTAAACTGATGAATCAAGTTCAACATAAAGAATTTTTAGATCTACTATCTGTTGATTAATTCCTGAAAGAGAATATTTTTTCAGTTTGAATAGTATTTGTTCCTTATCAAAATCAGTTACATAATCAGCATTTTTTGGTTTTATTGAAATGAAGACATTTCCAAATTGTGGTGGATCAAGTTCTTCTCCACCAATAACAGAAACAGATTCTGTATTGGGATATACCGACTGAACAATTGCTTCATAGTCAAGAGCAGTTACTGCCCTATACTGAGAAGAATATAATCTAGGTGCAAAATATTTTATTGAATCGATAGTTTCAATATCAGAACCATTTTTAGCGGAGGATACGGTAGTTACACTTATTGTTGATGTTGGAACAACAACAATGCCATTTGAATCGACAAGTCTACCCCTGAAAGAAAAGTTTGCAGGACCATTGCCATCTTTTCCATCAGTAATAATATAAGTTACTGTGATAATTGCCCCGTTCTCTAACTTTTTGCCAAAATATCCATCACCAAAAAGAATCTCATATTTTTCGTCCTGAATTTCTTGAAGTAAATAAACCTCAGATGTAGAATTAATGTTTAAAATATTATTAACTTGACTATACTCTTTTCCATCACCAGTATCACTTAGACCTTTAACTTTTACTACAATAGTTGAGGTGTCAATAAATGAATTGTTTAAAATAAATTTTTGATCTAACGAACCATCTACGGTAAACGTATTCTTTACAAAAGTTCCTTGATAAATGTCAACATTTGAAAATGATGCCGTTCCAGAATTAATACTTGTCGTTACATTTTCTGGAATTGAAAAAACGTAGTTTGATTGATTTTCTGCTCCTACACAAGCAAGACCCGCTTGCAAAGTCAACGAACCAGCAGTGCTTGTTGTGGATACGTTAAAACTTATTGATGCTTTTGCAGCAGTCCTTGAACGAGGAACATAACCAATATTTCTTGCAAGAGAAACAACGTTCTCACGCAGAGTTGCTGAATCTAGAAACGATTCATTCGCAACCATATTGGTATTGAATGCCGTAATATAGGTATTGTATGCAAGAGTGTCGATTAGAACCGACATGTTTGATCCTTCAAAATCAAAGTCCGTGAAATTTGAATTTGCACGAAGATAATCTTTGATTGAAGTTTTTATCTGATCAAAATCTAAATTGGTAAACTTTGTAAAAGGCATTTTATCTTGTTGCCTCTAATAAAAATGTATATTCTTGAGTCGGAAAATCTTGACCAACAATATCAAAAAATATAGTTACATCAAATGCATTAAGATCTGGTTGAGGATTGACTTGAACTTTCAAATTTGCAACTCTTGGTTCAAAGTTTCGAATAGAAACTTCAATTTGACGTTTAATAACTGATGCAGTTCCAAAATCTACAAATTCAAAAAGGCTTGAACGAACATCAGAACCAAGAATTGAATTAAAAAATCTTTCAGTCGGTAAAGTTTCAACCAAATTTCTCACAGAACGACGAATTGCCGATTCATTTTTTAGAATCGGCAAATCTTTTGTCACAGGATGAGGCTCAAAGGACAAACTAATGTCCTTAAAGGCTCTTGATATTCTTGTGACTGCCATATGGACAATGATTTTCTGACATTATTTATAGTTATTTCCAAGGAAAACCATATGATGGTTCAGTACCATAATTCCAATCATCATAATCTTCATCGTTACGAATTTTTTCATGCAATTCAACTTGTTTTTTAAGATCATGCTTTGGTGCCAAGTCATGCATGACTTCTTGAATCACTCTTTTTGGTGGTGAACTGTCATAATCAGTGACAAGTTTTGCAGTTCCCCACATTTCTCTCATGTAGTTACTGTCTCTATCAACTGGTAAGTTTGACATTTTAGCTCCTGTTTTAGTGAATAAAACAGAACTTTTATAAAGGAGGTTGCTATCTCCTTATTTTTATTTAACGATCGAGTTCCCGAAGCAAATAATTATCCGAATTGAGATATTTTAGAAGTTCAAGAGCAATTAATTTTGGATTTCCTTCTCCACAAGTGTAAACATCTATTGCCAAACACCCATTTTCTGGCCAAGTATGACAAGAAACGTGACTTTCTGCCAGCGCAATCACGACCGTACACCCTTGTGGAATAAAACAATGTGAAAATGTATTTAAAATTGTCATTTTTGCACGTTCAATACCTTTAATCATGACGTTCTGTAGAGATTCTACGTC